CAGGCACGACTGCGAAAGGCAAATCGAAAGACTTGTCCAAGACGCAAAGCAAAGAGCAACCAAATGAATACTCGTTCGTTGTTGAAGGCAGACCCAAACCTAAAGCAAGACCACGCATGTCACGCAAAGGAATGGTTTACACACCTAAAGAAACAATCATTGCTGAAGAAGCCTACGTTCATGCACTCGGAGATGACTGCCCTGTGTTTGAAGGACCAGTGGAAGTGGAGATGACATTTTGCATAGATCAGACTCTAGTAACAATCAAATCAATACCCGAATCGGAGACGAAACTCAGAGGGGATCTGGACAATTATGTGAAAACGTGTCTGGATGGATGTCAAAGAGCAGGGATAATACCGAACGACAGGCTAGTAATGAGAATCGAAGCAGAGAAAACAACGTGATAACCGTAGATTTAGAATCTTGGGAATACGAATGGGCTTCTCATGTAGGCGCAAGACGTTACATAGAGAACTGGGAACGTGGTGACGCAGCGCATTACGACAGGAATCGTATGCAAGATGACAGAACTGCACAGGTGGCAGCCTGTGTAGCAGAACTAGCAGTAGCCAAACATACAAACAAATACTGGTCAGGTCATGTTTGGAAAGTAGACAAACATGACCAGTACAAACACATTGCTGACGTAGGTAAAAACATAGAAGTTAAACGCGTACGAACCAGCACAAATGCAGCCGTTAGACGTAGACAAAACGGATTAGGTTTAGTCCTGTTTGTTGTGCGAGTTGTTGAACCAGAGTTACGTTCAGCAGAAATACTCGGTTGGATAAGTCAAGACTTAGGTTGGGCTAAAGGTTCACCCTCAGATTATGACCCTGAAAACACACGAGTGATAAAGGAAGAATGTTTAAACTCTCCAATGAACTACAATAGTGCATATGGCGAAGAAGGAATTTCCGTTTGATCCCCTTAAAGGTTTACGGGGGGCATCCTACGCCGAGATTCGAGGAGCGCCCGACACACTCGTACAAGCATTACAACAAGCAAGCCCCTTTAGCGAACCGCGCCTCTCAAAAGAAGAAAGCACGGCTCGCCACGAGGTTGTTCTTGACGCGTTGGAAACGCTCGAAGATTGGGAACTCTGGTTACTAAACGCAGTTCTATTTGAACGCATGAGTTTGCGTCAAATCGAATACGTTATGGGCATACCTAAAACTACAGTCGCACGTAAACGTGACAAGATCTTAGACAAATTAAAAACCTATCTAGAAGATCATCCTGTAATTAAAGAATACTTATCCTAATCTTGAAAATCTTCTAACGCGTCAGCGGATCTCATAATCAACTGGCTGATTGTAGAAAATACATGCGAGTGTAAAGGGCTGTTATCAAAATCGTTTATCAGATTCTCAGCAGCGAATGCCATTACATGTTCGTAAGGCAAAACAATTAACACACCCAAACTATCTTCATGCCATTTAGCATGGTTGTTATCAGCCATCTCCATAAGATGTGAAGTGTCTCTCATATCTTCCATGATTTCAGTAGCAATGTAATCGTATTCGTCTGTAAAAATTTCAAACTTTTGATTAACCTGCTCCTGATTCATAGTTACTTATCCTTTGCTACCTTGTCTTTAACAATAGTCTTAAGTACAGAAACGGCAGCAGCCAAACCTGCAATGCCCGCTCCTTTTGCTGATGACAAATCAGCAACTACGAATGTTCCAAGAAACGCTTGAGCGAAAGTCCACCCCGCACGTTCCAACATATCCATCATATTTTTCATACTGTCCACAATACCTTCCATGTGTTTTTGTCAATAATGTTATTGACTTTCATAGCATAATTTGATTTGAATTTTTTAACTGCCATACCAGTTTTTCTTCCGTAAATTCCATCCACTTTCAAATCTGCTTTAACTAAATCGTTTAATCTTTTCTGCGCTAATGAAACCAACTCACCCTTACTGCCTCTTTTGAGTACACGAGTGTTCAAATACGCATCACCCTTCTCTAATATGTAACGTAAAATAGCCTCAAAATCTATTGCTACATTAGATGGGCTGTCCTCCACGTTTGCGCCTGAATAAATCCATTCAGCCAGATTCTTGCCGGGGCATGTTGTGCTTGAGAAATCTTTGTGGCACTTGACCCACAAGTGATCTCCATACTTTTTTCTGATTGCCCCGACAACGGTAAGAATTGTTTCTTTACCGATAGGAGTTAAGTTTTTATCTGAATCACCTACGTAAGAAATTGAAATAGTTTTAGAGTTCCATCCCCTAGTAGCCGCACCTACTTTCCAGCCGCGACCTTCAAAGATTTCACCAGTCTCACCTGATACCAACCAGTTGTAACCAATCGAATCGTAACCTCTGGTTCTAACATGGTACCTGTCATGTCCTCTCACACGCTCCCACGGCTCATGTGAGGGACCCGTAGTGTGGTGAACGACTATACCTACTATTTTTCTACGAAAATTCTTGAGAGGCTTACCAGAATCAATAGCCCCCCAATTCGTTCTTGAGATGTATTCCATACCTTAAGGATAGTTTGTCCTACCGCTTACGAGCGCGATCAAAGTTTCTTTCTTCAGCAATCTCATCACGCATCTCATACTGACGGCTAATCAACTCCATCTGCTGCTCATACTTAGTGTTAGTCCTAAGACCAAGACCGAACACAAACGACATCCACGTAGACAACGTGCGTTCCTGATACTTTTTCTCATCAGGGAACAACCTGCGGAAATCAGAAAAGACTGGCAACAACTGAACCATAGAATGCAACGCATAATCAGGCATAGCCCACTCGCCCTGATTGTTTTTCCTCGCCGCACCAGCAAGACCAAGCAACGGCATTAACCCCGGAATCCAAGTGTAAGCACGAGGAACCACCTCTGCGCTACCATCATAAGAATAACCTTTCCAAAGATTTTCTTTAGCGTGCCACTCATAAGGTGCTTTAACTATCGGAGTTATCTGAGTGCCAACAGTACCCATCGCTATACGTACTCTTTCTATTGGAGACAAATCTTTATCAAAACTTAACGCAGGGTCTAACATCTCCAAAGGAGTTTTAAACGGCATGTCGGGAAGAATAAACATATCCTCCCCCTCAAACTTGAACGGCAACTGGATAGCACCCTGACGTTGCATCCAACGAGGATAGATAGAAGGTGTACCCTCAGTCGTAGCCTCAACTTCTTTCTTTAAACTCATGTAACGATTAAATACTTCAGGTCTACGTGCGAACATCTCCATCATCAACGGCATGTTCTTACGAGTCCACGTATAGAAAGGAACCACACGCTTAACCACGTTGCGTTCAAAATCTGACAAGTCGTCATAATCGAAATGGAATTTCATAATATTATTAAACGCACTCTCCGCAGTATCACCCTTTAATAAAGTGTCAAGCCCTAAAGAACCACGCACAAAAGTTTCAGTAGCCATACCAGCGTCACGAGACAACTGCAAGAACTGGTTGCGAGTAGAGAAAGGATTAATGACATCCAACAAATTAACGTTCTTGCCTTTAATCTTTATATTAAATGGCATGATCTTTTCTTTAAATCTAGCCCCACGCCCACGACCCTGACTTTGCATCACAAACTCGTTCGCAACCTGACCGTGAGCAGAACCAAGCGCACCATTCTCAGCCAACATCCGCACATACTCAACATGCTCAGGGTTAACCTTGTCAGGATTAATGCCACGTTTCACCATGCTCTTACGCGCCTTCTCAGCCTGCTTAGTTAAACCTAAACGAGTCATTTCTTCTTCCTGATGCTTCCAATAAGCACGCGAAAACTTTCTATAACTAGACCAATTAATACCAGCCAAATGATTCATAAACACAGCAGACATAAAGTTCCTGCCATGAAACCCCGGCTTTGCAATCATGTAAGCGCGTAACAAATTATGTAACTTGTCGTACCTGCGCCAAAAAGTTGCAGCCCCACCTCTAGCCACGTAAGTCTCAGCCGCTTTCATAGCCTCAACAATCTGAGCGGGACCCTGCAAATCAGCACCAATAGGTTTAAAACCAGAACGGAAAATAGTATCCAAAACTTCTTCACGTTTACCTATCTTGTGAATATCATCAACACTCTCAACCAGCGGAGAAACCAAATCTATCCAATCGTCAGCACCCTGCTCGAAACCATCCAAAGCCAACGCAAGCATCTCAGAATCATTTTGAATAAGAGCGCCTACAGCCTGCCTGACAGCAATAAGATCATCAGGTAAATTCTCCAACGGAACATTAGCAGGCGCACCCATACGCCCAAGAACCGCTAAAGCCTCATCAACTTGAGCGTTGGTTTTAACCATCGCTTGAGTTGTTATCCATTCCTCTATGTTTGCCTGATCCAAAGCAAACTCACCAGCAGAAATATCTTCCTGCAAACTTTTTCTTATTCCCTTAGCGACATCCCACCTACTTAAAACGTCAGCCAACTGGCTTTGCGCCGCTTGAACATCATTAACAAGAGCCGCTCTTTCAGCGACAAGATCCTCTAACAAATCTTGTTTAATTACTTTCTCAGTTTCATCCATGACATTACGAGGAGCAGCCAAAGTTTCGCTTTGTATCTCCCACCAGTCCATGAACGCTGCCGTGTCACGCAACTGTGTCTGCTTTGCTAATGCTTCTTCACGAGCATCTCTAACAAAATCAGGTAAATCGTCAATACCCATATCAGGTGTTTCTAAAATTTCGTCTGGAACTCTTGCATCCAACGGAATGTCATCACCCCTTTTAGCAGGGTCCAACAAACTAGAAATGTTTCTATGAGTCATAGCCACATCACCTGAATGAACAGCCAACGGGTTAGTCAACATCATATTCGGAAACCCTTGTTGATACCTACCAGCAAGATCATGCACATTTTCAAAAGGATTAATCCACATCGCAGCGTTATACCCATCCGCAGTTAAAGACCTTCTGTATCTTTCAAAAAACCCTTTAGCCCAACGGTAATTATTTATATCTTTTCCCTTGTAAGTTGTTTCATACACACCTGATACTTTTACAGGAACATCAGCATCTGCTTTTGCTGAAGGAGGAAGATCAACCAACTTTACTTTTTCAAGGTCACCAGAAGTACGCATAACTGCTAAGGCTCTATCAAAACTGTCTGCCCAATCTTCCAAAATGTTATGGTATTTAGCAATATTCTGCGCCCACATTTGAGGCATTAAATCTCTGTCTTTCATAGCCAGATAACGTGCAAACATTTCAGGCATGTCAGACAACTCTTTATCTAAACCAAGATGAGGCAAAGCAGGATCGCCACCTTTTAAAGTATTATTAATAAAGTTTGTTAAATCCTCATCAGCAGGACTGCCAGTAGCCGCATAAACAACTTCATCTCCGGGTCTTTTAAGAAGTTTAGTACCTTTACCAGATGCTCTGCGCCGCACCTGTTCAATAATAAACGAATCAAAAGTTTTACCACCACCATCAGCGTGCTGCAACCAGATAGCAAACTGTAAGCGTTCTTCAAAAGGAGCAGATGC